AAGTAATAATCCTCTGGGGTTTAGTAGCCCTAGCCCCAGGGGAGCTTTTTTAAGAAAGGAATACAATGGCAGCCACCTATGTAACCAAAGCTGAGTTACGTACCAATTTAGGTATTGGCTCATTGTATACCGATGCAGTAGTTGAAGAAGTTTGCCAAACAGCGCAAGACCTACTAAATCAGTATTTATGGTTTAACGATGCACCGATAGTAGCCGCTGGATTACAAGACAATGTGGCTACTTTAGTATTAGCAAACCCAGGCATTTATGTGGTAGGCCAAACAATAAGCGTAGAAGGCTGTGGCAATATCTATGGTGGCCAGCATGTAATTACTGGCACGATACCTGGATCTAATATCCCAGTATCAATAGCAAACACATTTTACAATTTCTTTTACAATTACTCATGGCCTAATGGATATTCATTTATTCAATTTTCAGAAGTACACGCTAACGACCCATTCCACAGGATTCTTCCGTATGGCAAAGCAAGTGGCCAAGACACTAAAGAAGATGATTATGCTGTGATACCTGCAATCAGAGAGGCAGCTATGATTTTAGCTGTCGATATATGGCAGAGCCGTCAGGTTTCAGCCACTGGTGGGGTAGGCATGGATGGGGTCAGTGCTAGCCCTTATCGGATGGGTTATCAGCTGATTAACAGAGTACGTGGCCTCATCCAGCCATATTCAGCACCTGCATCACTGGTAGGTTAATATGCCAGCTGCGATTACCACACTACGTAGCACACTAGCCACAACACTTACTAATGCTGGCGTGTGGTCAGTCTTTGCATATCCACCAGCCACATTACTTGCTAACGCTGTAGTGATTACACCTGCCGATCCTTATATTACACCACTTAATAATGATGAGGTAAGCATTTCGCCTTTAGCAAATTTCAAAGTTTTAATTACAAAACCAGCGCTAGATAATCAAGGCAATCTAGCAGGCATGGAAGATTATATTTTAGCAGTAGTAACTAAGTTAGGTGCTGCAACCTATCAGATGAACATAACAAGCGTTTCTGCACCAGCAATCGTTAATGCAGCTAGTGGTGATTTGCTAGTATCAGAAATAACAGTATCAATCCTAACGAGCTGGAGTTAAAATGGCATATAAAGGTTTAACAGAAGAAGAAAAGAGCTTTCTGATCAAAACAGGTCAGATTACAGACACACCAGTAGCGGTTAAAAAACCTGCTTACAAAAAAGAAGAGGAGCAAGACTAATGGCCGTATTTTTATCCAATGGTGCGGTAGTTACTCTGAATAGCGTTGATATTTCAGCGTTCGTAACAGGGGTTACTATTAACCGCAGTTTTGATGAATTAGAAATTACAGCGATGGGCGATAGCGCTCACAAGTTCGTAAAGGGCTTAGAAGCATCTACTATCACACTAGATCTATTAAACGATAATGCAGCCGCAGGCGTTACTGCTACATTAGCGTCAGCATGGGGTACTACAGTGCCACTAGTGATTAAGCGTACAAGTGCAGCAATTAGCACAACTAATCCAGAGTATCAAACCACAGTATTGGTAAATAACACTCAGGATCTAAATGGTGCAGTTGGCGACATTTCTACACAGTCAATTACATTTACCTGTAACTCAGTTATAGTAGTAGATACAACACCTTAATTAAGGAGCAATAATGGCAAAGCTAAAGATAACAAGGGCTAATGGTGAAGTCAGCGAACACAAGATAACACCAGGTGTCGAGTACGCTTTCGAGTTAAAGTACGGATCAGGTATTAGCAAAGTCCTACGTGAGCATGAACGCCAGACGGAGATTTATTGGTTAGCGCATGAGTGTTTACGTAGGGCTAACGTAACAGTACCTGTGTTTGGTATCGAGTTTATAGACAGCTTAGATACTGTAGAGGTATTAGACGAAGAAAAAAAATAGTAAGGCGTGATTCTTTACTCTATACGATAGCCAGCCTATCGATCGAAACAGGGATAACGCCTAGCGAGTTTATCAATATGGACACAGAGATGTTCAGGGCAATTATGCAAGTATTTGCCGATAGAGCTAAGGAGTTCAAGAATGCCAGTAAACGTCACAGGCGTTAAGCAACTCCAAAAAGCCATGAAAGATGTAGATCCTCAATTAAATAAACAAATGTCTAAAGATATTAAAATAGCCATGACTATTATTAGAGATAAAGCACGTGGCTATTTACCTCAACAAAATCAAGTATTAAGTGGCTGGGGTAAAGGCACAGCATCTATAGACACTGTAAAATTTAGACCATTTCCACCTTATGATTATTCGCTGGCTAGAGATCTTATTAAATATAGTGCTGGCACAAATAAGCGTAATAGATCAGGCTTTGCGGCTGCATTTTATGTAGCAAATATATCTGCACCTGGCGCAATCTTTGAAACTGCTGGAAGAAAAAACCGCAGAGGATCATCCGAATCTAAAAGCCTTAATCCTAATGCTGGTATTCAGTTTATAGAATCTGCAGAATCAATTAGCCAGATGAAAGGCGAAGGCAAGCAGCGAGGTCGCTTGATTTATAGAGCATGGTTTGAGGAATCTAATAGAGTTATACCTGCCGTAGTCCAAGCCATTAATACAGTTGCCACAGATTTTAACAAAAAAACACAATTAAGTAAGGCGGCATAATGGCCAATCTAATTGTATCGGCAGTCAGCACCTTTGATAACAAAGGATTAAAAAAGGGTCAAAAAGAAGTAACTGCATTTGAAAAAAGAGTAAAAAGTTTTGCTAAAACCTTTGCCGCAGCATTTTCAGTAACAGCATTAACCAGGTATGGCAAAGCGGCCGTAAATGCATTTGTCGCAGATGAGAAAGCGGCCAAGTCTTTAGAACAACAATTAAAAAATACAGGCTATCAATTTAGTTCACCAGCCATAGAGTTATACATATCTAACCTACAAAGAACTTCTGCTGTCCTCGATGACCAATTGAGGCCTGCGTTTCAGCAGCTATTGACTGTAACTGGCTCAATTACTAAAAGCCAAGATGCACTAAACACAGCTCTTAATGTAGCGGCGGCCACAGGTAAGTCTGTCACAGAAGTATCAGCAGCATTAGCTAAAGGGTACGCAGGACAAACAACTGGATTAAGTAGATTAAATGCTGGCTTAAGTAAAGCCACATTAAAAGCTGGTGACATGGATGCGATATTAGCAGAATTAAATGCTAAGTTTTCAGGTCAAGCACAAGCTAGATTAACTACCTATGCTGGCAAGATGGATCTATTAAAAGTAGCCAGTGAAAATGTAAAAGAAGAAATTGGCAAAGGTATATTAGGTGCGTTAGCAGTATTGGGTGAAGATACTAATATTGAAAAAACCACCAAGAAGATGGAAGATCTTGCTAAACAAACAAGTGACACTACTATTGGATTTGGTAAATTACTAAAAACACTTGGTGATATACCAGGTTTAGGTATGGTAGGCCGAGCCTTTTATGAAACCAGTACATTAGGATTATTAGCCAGATTAGGTAGAGAAAATAGACCACCTAGAGAATTACCAGCCAATGAACAAAGAGCAGCTGGCCGTATATCTGCACAACAATTTAGAATAGAAACAAGACAGTCAAAAGAATTAACAAGATTAAAAGCTTTAGAAGTGGCACAGTTAAAGAAAAAAACAGAAGTAGATAAACTAGCTGAGTATTTTAACGTTACTTTAATTGGACTACAAAAAGCATTAACTGAAACTACAGACGAAGAAACAAAGGCAAGATTAAGAGGGCTCATTGCTATTGAAAAAAATGACGAAGCTTTAGCAAAAAAAGCATTAGCAGAATTGGCCGCAGCCGAAGCTGCAAGACGATTAGCCGCTACTTATGAACAAGCTTTAGAATCCATAAAACTTATGAACGCTCGAATAGCAACATTTTTAGCAGGATTTGGGGTTGGTACTGGCGGTGGTGGTGGCGGTGGTGGTGGCGGTGGTGGTGGCGGTGATGGTGGTTTAGGCACATTAACTTATGCAGCAGCATTATCTATGGCTAGAGCTACTAATACAAAAATACAAGACTTTTTGGATTCATTTAGTAGTGGTAGCAATATAACTGGTACTGATATTGTAGATTTTTCTGTACCCGCAACTAATGGCATATTTGATCCAAGTGGGTTTAGGCAGGGCGAAAATAGAGATTTGACCATTACTGTAAATACTGCACAAACAGGCGATAGATTTGCAGCATTAATAGCAGAGAGTTTACAGATAGCCCAAAAGTCTGGCGTATCTTATGGCATCGCTGGCGGTTTGTAATGGCAGTACCTGTAGTAAATGCTGTAATTAATTTTAGTACTGGGCCATCATTTGCCCAAGCACTTATATTAGATGAAGGCCAATTAGACGTAAATATATTATCCGATTCTGCAGCTATAATAGTTGATGTATCTAATCAAATAAACAGAATAGAAACCAAACGAGGCCGTAACGCCTTAATCGATCAATTTCAAACAGGCACTTTGTCTTTGCGAATAGTAGATCAAAATGGCGATTTTAACCCACAAAATCCATCTAGCCCTTATTACACATATTTAACACCTATGAAAAAGGTGCAGATAACTGCAACATATAACACAGTTACTTATCCTATCTTTTCTGGCTTTATTACGAGTTACGTTACAACATATCCTAGAGAAGCAGAAGATGTAGCCTATACAACTATACAAGCTGTAGATGCATTTAGATTAGCGTTTAACGCACAGATAAGCACTGTTACTGGTGCAAGTGCTGGCGATTTATCAGGCACACGCATTAATCAGATATTAGATGAAATTGACTGGCCAGCGACCATGCGTGATGTTGATGCGGGTTTAACTACATTACAGGCAGATCCTGGTACAAACAGAACCGCATTACAGGCGATGACTACTGTTGCCGATTCAGAATATGGCGCACTATATGTAGATGAAAGTGGATCGTTTGTATTTCAAGATAGAGCAGTTACAGCCGGATCTATTGGTGGTACACCGACAGTATTTAATGATGATGGCACAGGCATACCTTACGCCGATGCACAATGGATCTTAAACGATGTGCTTATATTTAATAAGGCTACAATAAGTAGAGCTGGTGGTAGCCCACAGGTCGCTCTAAATCAGGCAAGTATAGACAAATACTTTTTACATAGTTACTTTTTAGACAATCTTTTAATGCAAAGCGATGCAGTGGCGCTAGATTATGCGCAGGCTTATGTAGCCAGTAGGCAAGAAACCTCGATCCGAGTGGATAATATAACCCTGGATCTATACACGCCTAATTACAATGCTGGAGTAATAGCAGCCTTAAACCTAGATTTTTTTGATCCGATTACAGTCAGTACTACCCAGCCAGGCGGTAGCGTAATTAGCAAGACTTTACAGATTTTTGGGGTTGCCATGAATATAACCCCGAATAGTTGGAAAACCACATTCACGACACTAGAGCCCGTTATAGATGCATTTATCCTAAATAATAGCATTTATGGCACTTTAGACTATAATGTCCTAAGTTACTAAGGAGTAAAGATGGCAGCAGGTTTAGGGTTTAAGGATTTTACTACAGGCGAGGTATTAACCGCAGCCGATGTAGATGGCTATTTAATGCAGGGTATTTGGGTATTTGCCAGTGCCGCAGCTAGAGATGCAGCCGTTACATCACCACAAGAAGGTAACTTTGCTTTCTTAAAAGATACAAACACTACAACTTATTATACTGGATCAGCCTGGACTAACTTGGATACAACAGGCATGGTAAATCCAATGACCACTACTGGAGATACTATTTATTCTTCAAGTGGTTCAACACCTGCTAGGCTCGGAATTGGTACAGCTGGACAGGTCTTGCAGGTTAATTCTGGAGCCACAGCTCCAGAATGGGCTACGCCTGCGGCTGGTGGTGGAATGACTTTGTTAAATACAGGTGGAACTGCGTTAAGTGGTGGCACAGTAACAATTAGTTCTTTATCAACATCATATAAACATTTATATTTAGTTGTTACTAATGCAAGAACATCTGTTAATTCAACTGATATTAATTTTAGACTTAATGGCGATACTGCAACGAAATATGGTCAGGGTGCGATAAGAAATATCGGCGGAACACTTTTAGGAAGAGGAAACCCATCAACTACTTCACTTTCAGAAATTTTAATGACAACAAGCGGTACAACAGATACTTACCAAGCGCAATTACAACTATGGATTCCTAATTATACAATTACTGGTGGAGTGGGAATTCATTATCAGCATTATGGTTATACTGGTTCAAGTTTAGCGTTTTATACTGGAAGTGCCGTCTATAATAATTCTGCTGCAATTACATCTCTATCTTTTATTGTTGCATCCCCCGACACGTTGACCGCAGGAACAGCCTATGTATATGGAGTATCATAATATGACTAAACCAATGATTAGAGTACACAATACAGAAACAAATGAAATTATTGATAGAGAAATGACAGATGCTGAGTTTGCTCAATATGAGATAGACCAAGCAGATTATCAGGCTAGAAAGCAAGCCCAAGCACAGGCAGCAGCAGCACGCCAAGCAATTTATGATCGTTTAGGTTTAACTACTGATGACCTTCGGGCTTTAGGTTTATAGCACAATCTTGGGGGATTGTTTATGAAGCCGTGGCTATGTGCAGCTGGTGTGCAGTTAAGAGATCAAATTGATACGTGGTTTCCAGATCGCAGTACTGCCAGTCCAGAAGGATGGCTGGGCGATAGTAGGCATTCCCGTACTAAGTCGGATCATAATCCAGACAAATCTGGGGTCGTCAGAGCAATTGATATTAATGCTCGGCTACAGTCATCCGACAGCCTCGCACCTTATTTGGCTGACCAAATCAGAATCGCAGCCAAATCGGATGCACGCATATCATACGTCATCTATAACGGGCGAATATGTTCAAAGATTCTAAATTGGAAATGGCGTAAGTACAGGGGCATAAACCCACACCGATCACACATACATTGTAGCTTTACTAAGGCAGGCGACAAAGACGGCAGAGAGTTTGATATACCACTACTAGGGGGAAAAATATGAAAATATCAAAGAAGCAGAAGGCCATACTAAAATCCTATGCACGTGGAGTATTAGTATCTTTCTTAACATTTTTAGCAAGTAATGAATTAGGTTTAGATCCAGCATTGTCTGTAATAGTTGCAGCTTTGGCTGGCCCAGCAGCTAGGGCTTTAGACAAATCCGATAATGCTTATGGCATCGGTGCTAATGAAAAATGAGTCCAACAGAATGGGCTGGCTTTGGCGCTGGCGTTATGGCCGTGCTATCAGGCGGGCTAATCGGATTACGTTTCTTAGTTAAAGGTTGGTTAAACGAACTACGACCTAATGGTGGATCTAGTATGAAAGATCAGCTAACTAGATTAGAACAGCGTGTCGATGATCTCTTCACTATCATAAGTAAGCGAAAATAACAATATGGCAACTAAACGCAGGCCAAAGAAAAAGATGGTGCGTAAGCGCCGTACTACTAAAGAGCCTGTTTTAACTAAATTAGATTATTGGGCTATTGCAGCTAATGAGGTTTACAAAGCCTGCCGTAAGAATGGCATGGATGAATCTACAGCTCTGGCCTTTGCTATGGATCGATCAAGTTATCCAGATTGGATAGTAGATACAACAGATCCTATAAGAGATCCCCTAGACGATTATGAGGAAGACGATTAAGCGTTGGCTAGTAATCAGCGATTTACAAGTACCATACCATCATGAGCAGGCAGTTAAAAATGTTATTAAGTTGGCAAGACGTGAAAAGTTTGACGAGGTTTTATGTGTTGGTGATGAGATCGATTTTCAAACCATTAGCCGATGGGCTGAAAAAACACCTTTGGCTTATCAGCAGACTATTCACCAGGATCGTGAAGAGTGTAAACAAATACTGTGGGATCTCGGAGAGTATAGCCGAGAAATGCATATTATCCGCAGTAATCATAGTGATCGCCTTTATAACACTTTATTAAAAACACCTGGCTTAATTAGCTTGCCAGAGTTGCAATACCCTAAGTTCATGGGATTTGCTGAGATGGGCATGACCTACCATAAGACAGCTTATGAATTTCACCCAGGCTGGGTTTTATGTCATGGCGATGAAGGCAGCATGAGCCAGCATGCAGGCATTACCTCATTAAATTTAGCCAAAAAATATGGCAAATCCGTAATTGCGGGGCATAGCCACAGGTTGGGCATGAGTGCCTATTCAGAGGCCATAGGAAGCCATTACAGGCCTTTATATGGCGTTGAGGTAGGTAACCTTATGAATCGACAGAAAGCCTCTTATTTGCGCTATTCTGCCGCAAATTGGCAGATGGGATTTGCTATACTAGAAGCCACAGGTAAAAGCCTAACCCCTACCCTAGTGCCTGTAAACAAAGATGGCTCTTTCACAGCGCTTGGCAAGCATTACAGCTAATAAAGTTATCAAATCGTTATCAAAAATAGCCCTTAAATCATCCACAAAGTCATACACAGCTGTAACACTATTGCTATGCCACAAAGCGTGAGCATAGAAAGTAGGGCTACATGTACACAGAGCTTAAAGACTTTGGGTATTTAATTATGTGGGGCATAGTCGTAGGGTTATTGCTGACCTGGGCTATTGGCACATATATAGAAAACATCAAAACTATACATTACTGGCGAGGCCGTAAAGATGGCTGGGATATGCATAGAAGGATGGTCGATAACAATGTCCACAACAACTGAGAAGTTATTCGCAGATGCAACAGAGCTTATACACGCAAGGGGTTCACAGTACGGACACCCTTATAGTCAGCATAGTCGTATTGCCGAGCTATGGTCTGCTTATTTTCATTTTCCGATCACAGCAAATCAGGTGGCCATGGCAATGTGCCTCGTTAAAATCAGTAGGTCAGTCGAGTCACCCGAAGTATCTGACCACTACAAAGATGCAGCTGCGTATATTGCTATTGCCAAAACATGCCATGAAGCCATGCAAGACAGCGCTCTAGATTGGCAGGCATGATGGCCTTTGATTTATCAAATTACGAAACAGTCGATGAAAGATTACATAAATGGTGGAAGGAATACCCAGATGGAAGATTGGAAACAGAAGTTATCGAGGCCTCAAACACTCGATTCATTGTACTTTGCAAGTTATACAAAACAGAGGCAGATTCCAAGCCGTGCTCTACTGGGCTTGCGCTTGAAACTATTTCTGATAGGGGTGTTAATGCAAATTTCGCTCTTCCTAATGCGGAGACAAGTGCGATTGGTCGAGCGCTTGCGAACGCAGGTTTCTCAGCTAAAGGAAAGCGACCTAGTCGAGAAGAAATGGCTGCCGTCAATTCTAAACAGGAAACATATTCAGTCGAAAACAAACTAGAAGACCCGCAACAGTGGACAACATCTGACTGGGTCGCAGCTGTGCCAGAACAACCTAAACCACCTACAGATTGCTGTGAAAAAGGCATGACCTTACGCACAGGATTTAGCAAGACAACTAAGAAGCCGTTTTATGGCTATGTATGCCTGGGAAATATAAAAGAACATGCTAAATGGGCATCACAAACCAGCACAGGCGCTTGGTACTTTAAGGATAAGGAGTAGATATGGGCTATATCGCTTTCATTAATGGCAGTGGTATCACTGTCGAAATGGATGATAGTGGTGTGCATCTAGTCAAGTCTGTTATCACATGCGAGATGTGTGGTGATGATAGGGTTTTCAAAGATGGCACATGTTTTAGATGCCATGAATTGATAGCACGTGACTAAATTCAAGTGTAATGGCTGTAATCGTGACACTGAGTTCCTATGGCTGGATCAGACAGATATGCCAGAAGGATTTAAGTTATATCAGTGCATGGATTGTGGCTGTGTGGGTGTTAAGAATATAGCCGAGCAAAAGGATGCACCTAAAGATAGCAAGATTAGTCGATGTAATAGCTGTGGGGCTTGGCAGTTTGATAACCTGCCTTGCCACACATGCTTAGTGATTGGGGCTTACGATGATTTATCATAAACATTTGTTAATTAATGCCAAGATTGATATGCCAATTAAAGAAGAGCAAAAAGCGGTTTATTTCTTATCTAACCTAGTTGATTCGATAGGTATGAAAGCAATTATTACACCAGTCGCTAGATATGTAGATAAGCCTGGCAATAGAGGTATGACAGCTGTGGTATTGATTGAAACTAGCCACATAGCATTTCATATATGGGATGAACTAAGTCCGGCACTTATTCAATTTGATTTATACACATGTGGCGAATTAGAGCTGTCAAAAGTATTAACAGTGTTTACAGAAACCTTTAGGCCGCTTGATTTAGAATATGTGTTATTTGATCGAGAAAATGGATTTGTCAAAGAAGCTAGTGGTAATACCAGGGGGCTGCATGAGTCCGACCTATGAATATAGCTGTAATGATTGTGGCACTTATGGCTCAATACATCGCACTTATGACCAAGACGATTCCGGCCTAACTTGCCCAGCATGTGGCTTAAACATGCAGCGCATTTACTCAGCACCAGGTGTTATCCTAAAAGGTACTGGATGGGGGTCTAAACCATGAGTGAGGCTGGTTATGATTGTACTTGGATCGATCAATATGAAATACATTGGAGTTGCAAAATTGTCATTGTGAGGTAAATCACTGTCCACATAGTGAGATGATATGGCTATCATGTTTGAAAGGATTAGGTGGTTTATGGTAGGCTCAAAACAGCATTCGCTCTTAAAGCGAAAGGCTGAGCCGCCCAAGGGCTGGCTCGGAAGGTGCTGGCTATTTGGGTCGGCTCTATGCATTTTACTTGCATCGCTTTTATTAGTAGATGAATCTCATGCAATACCAAAAGCTACTTATTACAAGCAATATGCATTTATTCAGTTAAATCATTCATTCACAGAGTTCTATTGCTTAGATGAGTTATATCATCATGAGAGTAGGTGGAATCCAAGCGCTCGCAATGGCTCACACTATGGCATACCACAAGGTAGAAGTAAGTATCTATTAAAGGTTAATGGCTATAAGCAAGTAGACTGGGGCATTAAATATAACTATGCACGTTATGGTTCTATGTGTAATGCATTAAATCATTTCAAGACTAAAGGATGGCATTGATGTTTTCTATATATGTGCCAATAGCCCAGGTCAGCAATAACCCTACGACTATGCCCCACATAATTAAATACCCAAAGTCTTTAAGCTCTGTGTACATGTAGCCATACTTTCTATGCTCACGCTTTGTGGCATAGCAATAGTGT